CCATTTGTCCCAGTGTCTGGCCACCTGGTAGGGTAGTAACCTCCGTACCTCTACCACCTTCACGGCGTGGTAGCCAATAGTCTTCAAGCATCGTCATGAACTTACGATCGTCACGAATGTCGCCAGTCTGTGCGTCGTAAATCAAACGGTTCTTATGCTTAACCATAATGTCACGAACATACTGCTCTGCCTTCATCTTAGGAAGATTACCAACGTCAATATACCAAATACGACGTTCTGGTGCACGAGCAAGACGATAGATAACTAGAGCGTCTTCCAATGTTCTTAACTGATTAAGTGGCTTGATTGCTTTATGTAGATATGAGAGAACCATCGTTCCCTGATTGTCAGTAAGACCTGACACAATATGTAAAACTGAATCCTTAGCAATCTTTAGTCCTGTAGTAGATGGACCGACTGCTTTATTTCCGAAGTTGAAACCTTTGTCATTGAAAATGAAATATTCATTTACTGTTTTGGTAACAACTGCATCGCCTGGATTATTGGCTTGAATTTTTTTCTTTTGAACCTCACGGACTTTACGAATCTTACGTGGGTCAACGTAACGTATTTCTTTGATACCTGCTTTTGGGTCGTTATCATCAATGATAACATGATAATACAAACGACCGTCAATATACCAACGACGGTAAATTTCATAAGCGTATTTGTTAAACCCTAAAAGGTTCAAACAATGTTGGAACTCATCACGAATAATCTTTTTGATATTTTCATTGACTTTTAGCTGTTCAAGATTAATCTGAACAATATGTTCCTCATCAATTGAAATTGATTCATTAACGATTTCATCAACAGCAGCATCGCATTCTGGCTGTAATGACATCTCACGGTATTTTGTAACTAGCTCTGCTTCAGAACGTACTGTACCATCAAGATCAACATAGGTGCCAAAAGCACCACCTGCTGATACGACTACTGCACCGTCATCCGAGTCCTTTGGGGGAGCGAAAGACGGTAGCTCTGGTTCTGGTATCTTTTTTCTAAATTCGAAACCGAATAAATCCATTATTTATGTCTCCCTTTCACCCAACCTTCTGGAACTTCATTAGGATTAAAAGCTCTGTTTATTAGACCATTATTATAAACGTTTTTACCATACATATTATTCAATTCGCCTTTTTGTGAAACTTTTTTAATTTCAGACATTTTCTTTTTAACGTCTTCCCTCAAAGCTGGATTTGGATTTTTGTAACCACTTTCGAATAATTTTTTACGAGCGATTTTCATATTCAATTTATGTTGTTCTGATTTTGGACCACGTAATTTTTGTTTTGTTTTTTCAGAACGTTTTTTTCCAATATGAGTTAAAGTGCCTTTTAGTGCACATTCTGAATCGATTGATATGTTATCGGTTTTATTAATCCATTTATCATTTTTCACAACTTTCATTTTCTTTAAAACTTTTTCTTCCCAAAGACGAGCTTTATTTTCATCTCCAAAAGTTTTTCTTATTTGAATGATATCCGGATCGCCGTATAGATCAGCGAAAGTTTTTACATGTTTTGAAGAAGTAAAATATGTGACCCATAAATCTTCTGGACGACAGTTCTTACTAAATCGAACTCCGTAATAAAATTTATTAAATTTACTCCAGCCGATAAGATAGGTATATGCCATTTATTTCTCCAAAAGTTGGAGGGAGTTAACTCCCTCCATTCACATAGTTTAGTTTATTTAGACTATTGGTCCGATATCAGTTTGAGCGAGATATGGTGTGACTTTACCAGCTGTCTTGACTGAAGTGTCTTCAATTACTGGTAGCCAGTAATCGTAAGCAAAGTTTACAGTAAACTCTTCAACAGCGTTCTGCGAATCCCATCCTAGTGTAATGCCACTAAGCTGAGTTGGGAATGCACCAATTAGCTGATAAACACGAAGTACTTCGCCATCCTTAGCAAACTGTGTAACGTCAACAGCGAATGCTTTATATTGTTCAAAAGCAGCTTCTGGTAGACGAATATTTGTCTGCATCGTATTGATAGCATTCTGCCATGCTTCAAACATTGAACGTACAGAGAAATCTTCATCGTTCATTACTGTAATTGACCAATCAGCAAAAGATCTTTCGCCAGCCAACTTAATTCTACGACCGAAATATGGAACTTCAATCTGAGAAATTGTTGACTCTGGTAGCTCTGCTGCTCTACAAGTGAAAACTAGCTTTTTAAATGCTTCAGGATTCAATGGTAGAGTAGGAGGCGGTGTTATTTGGACTTGGAAGAGGGAGGGGCGAGCGCCCCCCCATGGTAGTCCATTTACTTTAAAAGAGTTAATATTAAAAGCCATCTATTTTACTCCTAGAATATTTTATCTATTTATTAAAACTTACCGATAACTTCAGAGAACTGAACACCAGTTGGAACAGCAACGAAGTTAAGCTGGATAAAGTTAATGCTTCTAGCAGGTTTAATATAGATGTCTCCAACAAACTGATTGCTGTCAATAATTTGTGGAGTGTTGTTTGTATCATCACATACAACATAGAAATCAGTAATACCACGACGACCTTTAATAGTGCGTAGATATGGTGTTACAAGGTTTCTAAACTGTGCTCTTGTGAAAGCATCGTTGAATTCGAACAACTGATACTTAGCTGCAGTAGCAATTGCCTTTTCAAGAACAATAAACAATCTGCGAACATTGATACGATCAAAGGCAGATGGCTTGTCCTGTAGGGTTTTATCTCCATATAGAACAGTTCCCTGACCTGGGAATGTTACAACAGGATTGATACCGTTACTATAAAGAATGTCGCGCTCTGCTTTGCGTGGATTGAATGCTAGCTTTACTAGATTCTTAATTTGACCACGGTTGAAACCAGCTGGTGACCACCAAGCGTCATTAGTAGTATCTGTTCTTGCGCAGATACCAGCAATGTCACCGTTTAGAGGAACCCAACGATAAACGTCATTATAACGATCATACTGATACTTATAACCTGAATCCATGATAGCATATGAAGAACTATTAAGAGATCCTCTCCATGCTTTAAGATCCACAGCTTCGTCGCCGACGTTATTAAGGACTGTTGAACGATCAGGAGATACTAGAACCACACAATCTCTTCTAGAATTGACTATGTTATCGATTAGATAATTAGCCAACTGGAAATTATTGACTGTTCTTCCACCTACTGCAGTAGTTCCGCCAATTGGCTTTCCTTGGATAACTAGAGAAATATCGATATCCTCGGCTGACTGGAATAGATCATAAGCTGAACCTAGGATAGCAATTGTTGCTGATGATTCATTAAGACCGTCAGCTCCATGAGCAAGGGTTATATTAGCAGGAGCAGTAGCTGACGAAGAAACTACATTTAGTGCTGATGCAGAAGGAGCGATACTACGGTCATTAGCCCAACGAATATAATTAGAATTCTGATTAATTACGTCTTTGTAGTAATTACCAGTTCCATCATTATTCTTGCCATCAGTAGCACGTGATAGACCTCTATAAACCTCAAGAATTGTTCCTGGTGTTCCTGAGAATTTTCCACCATCATCAACAACTACGACGTGAAGTTCGTCTTGTGCAGAAGTGTTACCATTGGCTAGTACGAAATCAGACTGACCTGGTGCAACGTCTACGACATTGAAGAATTCCCAATAACGATCAATAGTATTGCTGACAAAATCAGTTCTTAGTCTGTAAGAATCTTCAAGATTAATTCTGACTACAGTGGTGTTTGCCACTAGAGTTGAATTTGCACCAGAAGTAGTAGTTAGATCAATTTCATCGCCAAATGGTGTTAGCGATAGTTTTAATCCAGAAGAATTAGCCTGAATTACATGGTAGTTAATACCCTGTGTTAGACCGGTAATTTGACTGTTTCCAGCTGTGTTAGAATAGTTAACAATATCGCCGTTTGAGTATGGATTACTTGCAATAGTAATGAAGTTAGAAGTATTTGATACATCCAAGCCACTGAAACCAATAGTTGAAGTATTAATGAAACTTGCATTACTTCCTACTGATACTGACTGAACCATCAAATATTGCTGATTGATTGAACTATTACCAGCAAGAACTTGATCGCCGTTTGCCAACTTAGTTGCAACACTGTTTGCTGCAGCATTTGTAGTGCCAGCAAACTTAATAGTTGCTACGTTTGAACCAAGGCGGAATTCAATACGAGCATTAGCAGTTACGCCACTACCAGCAACATTAGCGCCAGTTAGAGCGATTGTTGAATTGAAGCTCTCTGCTGTGTCGCAAATTCCAACTCTTAGAGAATTACCCATGTCGCCTGGGAATCTTGCAACGTAAATAACGTCTGGATCAAAGTTGCCATCTTTATCAGCATAATCATTGTCGTTTTTGACTACCTGATTTACTAGGTTAGCAACAAACCCATTAGCGCCCATTGCTGAAGAACCTGGCTCTAGAGCTACAGCAGTATAAGCTGAAGCTGGATGAGCAAAGTAGAAACTTACGCCATTCTGTGTAGCAGTTACATTGCTTGAAAGGGTTACTGAAGATGAGTTCTTAGAAAGTACTGAAATTGTTGAAAGCACTGCAGTGTTTACTGAGCTATTACCAAAAGTAATGCTAGCATTTGAACATTGAGTAAGATACATTCCTACTAAAATGTTAGATGTATCGGCAATCAAAACAACATTATTAGCGCCATCAGTGTTACCAGAAACTACAGGAGTGGCTCCGGTTACATCAGCAGCACGTGAAACCCAAAGGCGATTAGTATATGATAGAAAGTTCGCCGCTGTGAAAAATGTTTCGCCGTTAAAATTGGTTGGTTTACCAAATCGAGTAACTAGCGCATTTTCGGAGTCGATTAAAACTCTTTCTCCGATTGGACCCCAACGAAAAACGCCAGCAAAGGCGCCATCAGTTGTGGCAACTGAAGGAACGACTGTTGTAAGGTCGATCTCAGATACATTAACACCAGGTGATAGTTGAAAAGCCATTTTTATTTTCTCCCTATTACGAGAACATTCGTATATTTGTTTTTTGTATTTATAAAAAGGGCTTTTTTAGAAGTCTTGCGGATGATTCCACATCCAAGAGTCGCCTACAAATCTTTCATATTCTTCCTCAACGAAATCATCTCTCCCAGAATCTACAAAGCCGAATGGGGCCAAATCTTGCTCCATATCATCTTCAGTTTTGTCTCTCAGTGACATAAGAGTATTAATATTAGTATAATCTTTAAAATATTGTTGGTCTGAAAGCCAAGCAAATAGAACCAAACACATTACCAAATCGTCGTGTTTCCCTGGCTCGGCTTCATACGAAGTTCCTTTTTTAGAAAAGGTTCCTAACTCGCTAATCGTGTTTATATCGTTAACGATTAATTGATTCTGTTCTATAAGTAGCTTTAATATAGAACAACCTATAGATTTGACGATTTTAGTGGTACGGATACCTTTATCAACGCTCCCTCCACCAAATCCAGTTGTGATCCTTTTACCAGATCTTCCTGCATTCTCAGTAAAAAGAACATTCTCATAACCAAAATCATAGTTTAATGAAGTTGAAACTTGTTCGCCAATATCATTTACTTCAACCAACACAGAGGCGTTATTATATGCCTTAGCAGTTCTATGAATAATATCAGCATAATCTAAAGGAGTGATAGCATTATTTCTGTAAACGCCAACTTGCTGGTAAGGCATATTTGTAACATCTATAAGCTGAAACGCTGAATAGTCTAATCCTTTGCCTCTAGAAACGTCGCATACCATCATATATACATGATTTGGTTCTGCTGGATTGAATTGAGTTAAACCATCTTTTTGTAAGATAGGATTACTAGAAACCAGTTCTTTGAGTTTCCAACCAGCAATAAGTGTTCCTGATGACCCCAAGAACTCACAATTGTATTCCTGATCAAACTTCTCTAGGTCGAAGTTCATACCTGCTATGGTTTCAGATTTCCATTTTTCATCTCTACCTGGAACACTAGTCCAGTGAACAAGAATAGGATGATAACCATTTTGACCTTTTTGAGCATTAGCCCAAGTAGCGTGGAAATGATTTAGACCATTAGGGGTAGAAACTAGAATAATCTTTGATTCTGAACCTGATGAGATAGTAGGATAAACCGATGTGAAAAATTCGTCCCAATTTTCAATGAACGCTGCTTCGTCGATGAATAGAAGGTTGATAGTATAACCACGGATGGCGCTGGCTGAAGTTGCCGCTGCCAAAACACGAGAATTGTTTTCTAGAACAAACGAACCTTTGTTCCATTCAACCACACCCTGCTGTAGCCATTTAGGTAGATGTTGATAGGCGAGCTGAACTCGACCTAGAATTTCTCGAGCCGTATCGCCTTTATTCGCCAAAAGAGCGACAGTTTTATCAGGATGGAAAATGATATACCAAAGGATGAATGCGCAAGTTGTTGTTGATTTACCAGCCTGACGAGCAGTTGTGACTATAGAATAACGATTATCTTTGAAAGATCTAACCATATCCTTCTGATAATCATACATTTTAAAACTTGTAAGACCCTCGTTAATTGAGATGATCTTCATATAATTTTCAGTAAAATAGATAGGATCTTGTTGACACTTAACATACTCCTGGACTAATTCCGGAGTCCATTCAATGTTCTGATTAGTTTTCTTTAATAGAACATTACCCTTATAACCGCCAGTCAATTCATTCATTGTTCTTCATATCCTTAAGAACTTTTTGTAACTCTGCTGTCGATCCTACAAATAGATTGTTATTGATAGTCTGAGCTTTTTCGCTTATAGGAGAATCCTTAGCGTCAATGTCTCTTATTTTTGTTTGTAATTCTAACAGTTCTTTATTGGTGTTGACAACTGTATCCATCAACTTAGCAAGAACTTCGAACGCACGTGGATGCTGCGATTGACCAGCTATTTCAGATAGCTTATCAATTGCTTCTTGACCTGTTTGAATAACTTCATAAAGATTAGCTCTGGCTGCTTCGAAATCATTTCTAGCAGAATCATCATGAGCTTTTGCTATCAAATTGTCAATTTGTTTTTCATATTGTAACGGAGTAAGAGATTTATCCGTTTCATCATTTTTTTCTGTCATTCAATCTCATCAGTGTTATAAATTTGAGTTATGAAACCATAATCATCGTCGGAATTTATTTCAATATAAGGCACAGTTCCTGTGTTGGCGTTTGGACCTCCATAGTAATTTATAGGATTGCCATTAGCGTCTAAACCTGGCTGAACTGTTACCTTCTCGGCCATTTGAGTTATACCTCTACCCTGAGCGGCAGTATTTGTAGAAGGTATATAAAACTGTGTTCTAACGAACTTAATAATACCAGAGGATTTAACAGGTCCGTAAAGATAACCTTTCAATACAAAATCCAACTGCCAAATTATAGCTCTTCTTTCAGTATATGCTCCATCATAATTATCAGAATAACTAATGTTATTTAGAATGATTGGTATGTCCATTGTAACATTAACTTCTGGAATTAAATTACAAGTAGTTGTCCAATCTGGAGTAAAATACGGAAGTATCTGTTCAATAATTTTAGTTCCATCTTCAGCGTTTTTAGCGTAGATAAAAACCTTAAAATCTATATTGTAAGGAACAGGATTATATTGATATTTGAACTTATCAGCGTCAGTAGCGTCTTTGACAGAAACCTTACCAATAGTGTTTAATTTTCTAGAGCCATCATAAACCATTTTGCCCATCTCGAAAGAGATCATAGGCAATGGCGCTACTGCTGTTTGAGCGTCTAAACCTGGATCTTGTGTAATACGAGCCAGCATTTTATCTTTAGGAGCGTATGTAATTGGAACCCTTAAAAGAGCAGTAACATCCCCAGCTGTGTTTGTTCTAGTAATTCGAATCTGATTTAGCAAAGTTCCCATAAGAATTACATATTTTCTTATAAGACCAAAATAAAACGGCGAACCAAACATTAAATTTTACCTTCGCTAAATGGATCTATTGAACTAAAGTCTACAAATAAATCTGACTCTTGTTGTATTTCTTCGTTATCAGAAGCATGTATAAGATCGTTCATTGAAGAATTTTCCAGAACTATATAATCTCCGTCTTCAGTCAAAATAGGCAATTCATTCGAGCTTTCTTCTTTGATAGTCCAATCAAGAATATTGATATCATATTTTTTCTGAATAGCATCTATTTCAGGAATACCGGTATTGATAAGTTCGCCTGAATACTCAAATACTTCACAAGTCATTTCCCATGTTTGTAAAGCGCCAAGCTGGTAAAACATCTCGTACTTATTTACATATTTTATTTGAAAAGCTCTTTGATTCAATGGAAACCAAATTAGGTCGCCTTCGTTTGGTCTTACCTGAGTAGTAAACTCTCCGACTTCATCGTTAAAAATTCTACGAGCGACCGAGAACACAACCTGATTACGGATTTCAACGCCAAACTTAGAAAGGAATTCTTGATCGCCGCTGAAACCATCAATAGATTTAATATACATTTCTATTGGGTAAGCTACTTCATATGACGATTGATCGTCTGCTCCATACACATCATCATAATTGTTCAATTTACGAGGAATGTAGTATATATCGTGACCATATATTTTTATTGATTCAACAATCAAATTCTCAAGAAGCAGCTGCTCCTGAGATGCTTGAAAATTATTGAAGAAAAAATTGGTGGCCATGATTATCCGATCATATCGGTTGCTGGTAAACTATAGCTGTAAATCATTTCACGCTCTAGATCTGCTCTTTCCTGAGTGGCTTCATCGTATATTTTTTGACCATTAAAAGTCAGTCCACCTGGCATTTTCATACCTTCAAACTTCTTAAGGTTTTGACCCCATTGCTGTTTGATCAGACAAGCTGCATATCTACCTAACCATCTATCAGCCCATGCATCAGTATAAACATCAGGATCAACAACTTGATATGCTTCAACGATTAAATAATTACCCACAGCAACTTGATCCCAAGAC